ACCTTTATTTCTTTTCTGTTTACACCAAATACTATATCCCCATACTCAATATCCTTAATTGCTTTCTTGCCATTTTTCGTAAGCACGATAGTATTTTTTTCTAAAGGTCCACCGCGCGAACCTCCCACTATCTTAATGTCAGCATCTACAGATAGTATTCGTTCTTGCGCTCCCTTTTGTGCGATAATCTTCAATTTATCTGGAGACTTGCGGTCAGCGTCACGCAAGAACTGTATGTATTCCTGTGTGTAAACCTTATCACCATTATGTAATGTTAATCCTGAAAGTTTTTCCATCCAATCGCAAATAGTATAAATATACAATATTATTTGCAAAAATATACATTTTTGTTTGGAATATTCATTTTTTATACATATTTTTGCTCTCGGATTGTATATATATTCAAATATTTTGCAGGATGGCGCAGCGGTAGCGCGGTTGATTCATAATCAATAGGTCGAAGGTTCGAGTCCTTCTTCTGCGACGATTAATCAATAGGATAACACTAATGGATAGAGAAGAACTCAGAGTATTAGTAACAAAGAATTTGGGAAGCACCCAGTTAAAACTTAGCGAGCGGACCATCAATGAAGAACTTGATGACGTTTTAGGTGATTTTGGAGACAACGAGGACGAAAATTCCAAGTTAGTCGAAAGAGTTGCAAACCGATTGAAGCGAATGGACGGCAATCTCCACGCTGATGTCTCAAAAGAGATTAAGGAGTATAAGGAGAATGTTGGAAAGAAGCAGAACGAAGGTAACGAAGGGGGCAGTAAGAAAAACGAAGCTGGTGATGGTAGCGTTAGCGAAGTCATGGAAGAGCTGAGAAAAATGAAGGCTGAACTCGCAGAGGAACGTAATATTCGCAAGCAAGAGCAGACCGAGAGAGCGAAGCACGCTACTATGGATTCTGTCAGAAAAGGCCTTAGGGAGAAGTTTGAAAATGCGGGCATGAAATTCAATGACTTCTTTGCCAAATCTGCCCTTTCAAAACTCGAAATTCCAAGTGATGGTGTCGATTTGAAATCTCTTGTTGAGCAAGCAGAGAGATTGTACAACGCAGACATCAAGGAAGCGGGTATTGAAATCGGCAAGCCACATGCAGGTGGCAATGTTGGCGGGAAGGGAGAAAAAGAGGACTGGAGTGATGTCGGCAAAATCGTTGGACGATACAAACCAAAGGCCGAATAATAAGTATTCAGTTTAACAATTAACATTAATCAAAGATGACAGAACTTGATTTTTATCAGCAAAGGATTCTCAATTCGGGAGTTTTCCAAGGCTCCGTACTGATTCAGGCTCATGGCGAGATTGGTGGCAGTCGTAACGTATTCGTTAAGTTGCAATCAAGCGCAAAGAATGGGTTGGTTTATCCAACGGTCGGTGGAGTTCTCGTAAATCCTTTCAAGGGCAATGCAAAGATTTATGCAGGTGACCTTTTAGAGTACAATCCAGGTATCGAGGGTGATACTGGTGCTACTATTAAGATTATGAAGACTTATGAGGTAGCTAAGGCTGCATCGACAACCGAGGTCCTCATTAAGCGTGACGGCTTCCGTCATATCCCATTCGTGGGTGATATTCTCATGGTTGCGCCAAACACTCTTACGGGTACAGGTACAGGTGTTACTGTTACCGCAGTTGAAGCAACGAAAGACAACACCGCAGGTGATGTTTGGAAGCTTACTGTTAGTGCAGCCGTTACCGCAGCTATTGGCGCAGTCCTCGTGGAAGCAGACAAGGCTGGCGCAGGTGCTAAGGCTATTGTAACTAACCCTAACTGCTATGCACCTTCTGATTTTGATTTCGCATACAACCCTGCAGCGACAAACAACGACTTCGAAGGCGCACGCTATCTGTTCACTCCATGCCTTGCTAACGCGAGCACTGTCCTTTACAAGGCAAAGATGTCTCCAATGCCTGCAAGTGTTCTCGCACTGAACACAAGCAAGGTTGCAGGCTGGTTCTCACTCTAATGTTTCACACTTAAAAGGTATAACGAAATGGCAAAATACAATTTTGAAGATTCAAGATACGCAAAGTTCTTTGCAAGTCCAGAGAACAATCGTTTCTTGCAGTCATTCCTTGATAACAGTGCTTTGTTCTACACCAATTATGGTTGGTACAAGACACAGGGACGCATAGCAGTAGAAGAAACACCAACCCATGCTGACGGTACAGCTGTGTTCTCCGCAAAGGCGCGCAAACTAAAGGCTCCGCACTTAATGGATCTTCGTGCTCCACTTGGAGATAGCAATCAGGCAGAGCCTTCAAAGGTTCTCACCTATAGTGCATCTATTCCTGACTTTATCGCAGAGGGTATTGTAGAAACAGCGACTGAGCGAAGCTACAAGGTTAAAATGTTCGAACAGTTTGGTAATGACGCAGACATTGTCGCAGCCTATGTTAGCAATCTACAAGACAAGTTTAATTCTGTTGATTCAACAATGACCTTTATGACTGCTCAGTTAATGACTACCGCAAAGATTGATTACACAGGTATCGGTCGTGGTATTCAACTTCCTTTGCACAAGGCAGACGTGCCAACAAGTAACTTCCTCAAGGCAGGTGTAAAAACTTGGGCTGACGCTGACTGTAAGTTGCTTACACAGATGCGAGTGTTAGAGGAAAAGGTGCGTCACCAGATGGGCGATTATGCTGGTCCAATGCTTTGGCAGATGACCCGTAACGACTTCTATAACATCTTCTTGAATAACAAAGAGGTTCGCGCTTTCGTTTCTGATTTCCGCAAGCGGAATAATCAGGCTTCAACTCAGGAGATTCCTGTTGTTGACTCAGAGTGGAACAAGGCTGTTGTTGACTTAGAGGGAATCTCTCCTATTGAGATTGTTGTTGAACAGGAAAACAACAAGACTCACACTAAGGAGGAGGTTGTTAAGGGTTGGAAAGATGGAACAGTTGTTCTTCGCCCAGCAGGTGACGCTGTAGAGTTCCAACACAAGGCTATTCTGGACGAACAGATGATTAGAGATTATGGTGCTGATGCCATCACCTCTGTCTTTGGTCGTGGTAATGACGGTCTGTCTCTTGTTGTCAACTCAACGGTAGATAACGGTCGCTTCAAGGAGTGGCACACAGATGTAATGATGTCTGCTTGTCCTGCTTTGATAGAGTTCCCTAACCACTACATCATCGACATTAACACCGCCGACTAACAATTAGATTGAACTTGTATGGAAGCAGTATCAGAAGTAGAAAAGACCTACACGATTGAGGATTACATCCTTGCAAAGGTTAAGTTTGAAGTGCCTGTCGATGCACTATATCCAATTTTCATTGACAGAGGATTTGAAAAATCAACTCCAATCATTGATTGTAACATGGATAAAGTTCGACTTGCATACGCTGACCTTTTGAAATGGATGGTTCTTGGTCCAAGTAAGGTTAATAACACTTCTGATACTGATAATGGATGGACTCACTCGTCTGGCGGTTATCAGCTTACAAATGATGACATTAAGGAGTTGAAAAACGAAGCTAATGCCATTTATAAGGAACTCGAACCATCTTCTGTCTTTGGAAGAAAAACTACTTTCAAAATGAACAGTGGCGGAATCAAGCACTCTAATATGGACTTAGCTGGCAATCCTTTGCCACATATCATTCGTTAAGAGGTACGATTATGAGAAAGGAAGTTATAAGCAATCCTCGTTATCCTCACACAATTAAGATTGTGCGTCTGACAGACGTTCAAGTATCTGTTGTGGACGATAGTGAGATTGACAGCGAAGACCCATTCGCAACGAATACCACTTCTACTCCTCACACAAAGACAGAGAAGCAGGAAGAGGCTTTGTACAATGGCAAAGGACGTTCTTTTACTGATACCACAACCAATGGAATGGGAAAGGTTGATATAAATAAGCGTAAGGCTTCTATCCCTGTTAGATTTGATGTTTGGAAAGCAGGTAAGCTCCCCCTTGATGGAGATACAATCTTTGCTACTGTTGGTAATAACACCGAAGAGGGGCGTGTTCGAGACTGTGAGCCTGACAACGATAGAACGATTGTTTATTGGGAACTTGTAAGAGTATAGAGTGTGGAAAGTTTAGCAGAACAATTTGAGAAGAGGATCTTTA